CGAGTTCCGCGCGGACCGCGTCGGTGAGTTCGCCGAGGTCGAGTTCGGAGAGGTTGCGCCGGATGTCGTCGCGGGTCAGGGCCCTGCCCTCTATGCCGACCCGGAGCTGGTTCACGATGACTTCCGACCGGTCGAGTTCCGGGCGCTTGAGCTGGATGCGGACGTTCAGGTCGTCGTAGCCGTTCGCCGTCAGGACCGGTTGCAGGAACGCCTCATACTGCTCCTCGATCCACGCCTGCGTGCCACCGATGAAGTTGTTCCAGACCCGCATGGCGCCGCTATCCGAGGCCCCGATCACAGTGCCGGCGCCAGACCGGAGGACGGTTGTCGGGTTGAAGTAGAACTCCAGCCAGGAGACGAGGAGTTTGAGCCGGTCGGCGGCTGTCTGGCTCTCCCGGATCTTGACGTCTGGAAACGCCACGCCGGGCGGGATGACGAACCCGGTGTCCTTGCCCCAGGTGCGGACGAAGTTGTCGCCCCAGGTCTTGAGGTCCGCCGTGATCGTCTCGGTGATCTGGGGGAAGATGAGCGGGGCGCCGACCCGGTGCACCTGCTGATCAGCGGCTTTGTTGGCGTGGTCGATGGCGCCGATGACGTGATAGGCCGGGAGACAGTAGGCCTTGCCGGCGGGAAAGGGGGTGCTCGGGTCGCGGATGATCGTGAAGTTCTTGAGCTCGTGCAGGGCGAGCGTGTCGTCGAGGGTCTGGAAGACCCTAACTCGCTTCTCCTTCACGTCCCAGACGACCCCCGGCATCAGCGGGTTCGGGGGGGCCTGGAACATGCCGAGGGTCCTCGGAGGCTGTCGGAACGTGATCGCCGGCAGATCCCGGATCTCGTCGATCTCGTATCGCCCGTTCCTGAAGACATACCCGACGCTTTTGACGCTGCAGCCGTGGCTCATGGTGTCGATCCACGACGCCTTCATGCTCGGGTAGATCCCGACGCTCTCGGCGGTCCGGGCGATCCATCGCGAGAGGTCGTCGACGCGCTCCCGGTCGCGGTCCTCGACGTAGATGTCCGGCGCCCCGGGAAAGACCTGCGGGAGGAGGTTGACGATCTGCGTAGCGAGGTGGATGTTCTGCTCGAAGTAGTTCCGGGCCGTCTCCGGTGTGATCTTCGGAGCGGTGTAGGCGTTCTCGCTCGACTGGAACGAGACCTCGCCTTCTGCCTTTGTGCCGCGCGTAACGCGGGTTTCTTTCGGGGTTAGTTCTTCTACCATGTTAGCCTCCGATTATACAGATGAAGACGGCGAACGCGAGGAGGGCGCCGAACGCCAGCGATAGCCAGGCGGCGAGACTCATCGGGCGCCTCCGAACGAAAGCCATTCTTTCGGGATACTGACATCCCGGCGTTGTCCAAAATGCGAATACGCGGCGTAGCGCATCGCGTCCATCGCGTGGTCGTTGAACTTGACCGGCTCGTCGTAGACCCGGCCGCTGCGGTCCTCGCGGTACTTGTATGTCCGGATCTCCCGGATCAGGTTCGCGGCGCTGCTGTGGATCTCCAGCGTCTGCGCTTTGCAGAAGTCGATGCCGTCCTTGACGCTCTTGTCTGCCGGGCGGGCGTTGAACCCGGCGCGCCGGATCTCTTCGATGCGGTTCGGCTCGGCGCTGTCGGCGTAGAGAGGGGTGTCGCCGGAGATATACCAGATGCCGGCGCGGGCCTTGAGCCAGGCAATCAGGTCGGTGTTGGTCATGCGGGACTGGTAGAGGATCTCCCAGACCTGCAAGCGGTCCGAGAGCTGTTTGATGCCGATGATGGCGGTCGCGTTGTTGTAGCCGAAGTCGATGCCGATGCAGTCCGGATACGGGACCGGATAGTCGGCGACCCGATAGTTCGTGTAAATGACGTTCTGCAGGATGCCGGGTTCGCCGAGCGCGTAGATGCGGTAATAGTTCTCGTCCTGCTCGGCGAGAGCAAGGAGGTCTGCGATCCACTCCGGCGAGAGGTTGCGGATGTTGTCCCGGTACGTCGAGAGGCGGACGACGCGCCCGGGCTTCTCGACCTGCACCAGATCGGTCCAGGTCCAGTGCTGTGCGTCGATCGGGTTGAACGTGAAGATATACCGCGCGTTCTCGTTCGCCTTGTTCCGGCCGAGACGGAGGCGGAGCTGTCGGACGTCTTCAAGGTCGAAGTCCGTCGCTTCTTCCAACCAGATATGGGTGTATTCGGCGCCCTTGATCTTCTCCGGATTATCGAGGCCGAGGAAGTCGATCCGATTCTTCCCGAAGAGCATGAAGGACTCGTTTTTGTTGTGCTCGATCCGGTCGTAAGCCCCCCACGCCTGCAGAATGCGGATGCAGTCCACGAGGAGGGTGTTCTTTAGCGCGGACAGCCATTTCCGGGAGAAGAGCATGCGGACCGGGGGCTGCTTCGTGTCGAGGAACTGCTTCAGGAGGATCTGTGCGACGCTGGTCGACTTGCTCGACCCCGACCCGCCGTAGAAGACGAGTTCCCGGGCGTCCGGATTCTCCTTGAAGACCTGGAGGAACCGGGAGTTGATGGCGGTGAATGGGACTTCGTCACTCATCCGGGACTCCCATGTCGACGGAGCGGAGGTTGATCACGAGGTCGCCGGAATGTTCGACCTTCTCAGCAGCGTCGAGCCCGAGGAGCTTTGATCGGCGCTCCATGATCCGAAGGCAGCGGTCGATCGCCGTCTCGCTGCCCCCGGCATCGACGAGATCCCAGGCTTTGGTGTAGAGGTCATCAAGACGCTGCAGTTCTAGGGCGCGAACGTGCTCGGCCTCTTCCCGGCACTTGTCGGCGAGGATCTCCAGCTCCGAGAGGACGTAGCGACAGGCGGTCTGCCGGGCGCACCCGAGTTCCTCCCCTATCTTCGTGTAGTTGAACCCCTTTTTCCGGAGGGTGAGCGCCTTGAGCGTCTTCTCAGTAGTCTTGATACGCCGGACCGAGGTCTTCGCAGCTGTGCCGACGTTGGTCCGAGCCATGATTCAGTTCCCCCCTCCGAGCGCGGCACGGGTCGTCAGCCAGTGGTAGAACTTGCGGTGCCAGTAGGGGACGTCGTAGTTGCGCCCGACCAAGTGGGGCCACAGCCACCACACGAGCCGGTCAAAGGGCGTCTGCCACTCGTCCCGGAGCTGGTGCATGTCGTCCGCAGGCTGTCCGACCGCGTGCAGGAGTTCGTGCCAGAGGCGGAGCACGAGGGTCTCGATGTCGTCTCCTGGGCAGACACGGATCGCTGCCCGCATGGTGCAGGCGCCGCCCACGGCTCGGGCGGGGATAGCGTCGTCGAATACGTAGACGTCGCCCGCGTGGACCGGGAACGGGAAGCCCTGCCAGAGAGGGTCTGTCTCTGAGATAACGAGGGTCGGCGGCACCCCCGTCTGAATGTCGAACGAGAAGCAGGCGGGGATCTCAGCGAGGCGCGGTGCGAGGCGATCGCGGAGGGCGGCGGTCTTGAAGAAGAGGGTGAAGTGAGGCATGGACCTCACTCCGGGACCCGGCCGTCCCCACCACCGGTCAGGGCGCCGTACTCGATCCGGTACCAGCCTTTCGCGTGAGTTACATAGTAGACGGTCCTTCTGGAGGCTTCGGCGGCGGCGATTTGTGCGGTGACGTCGAGGCGATCTTCGGGCGAGAGGCCGGAGAGCACGAAGGACCGGGTGGCGTCGCTCATGGTGTAGGTGTGCGGCGGGAGCTGTTCGATGACGTCAGGCGGGACAGGGTCGACGTTGTCCTGATCGTAGAATCGGGTGACGTCTTCCTTCTCCTTGGCGTTCGCCTTTGCCTCATTGTTCTTGAGGACGGCGACAATTGCGTTGATCAGCGCGACGAGTGCGGCGATGATCGCGGCGATCTGTTCGGGTGAGAGGGATTCTATCATTTGGGTGCACTCCAAATTGGATTGCTGGAGTATTCGCGCCCTGTTGTGAAAAAGGGGGGTTAAAATGGCATGTGTGGCACAGGTGGCATGTGCGGTACGTGCTGTTACTGGCGGCAGTGTATCAAATAGCCGAGCGCCATGCCGAACCAGAACGCGAATACGATCCCGGCGATTGCTGCAATATCGTTCATCCGTCTCGCTCCTGCACCAGTTTACGAATCCTCGTGAGGAGTGCCTCCAGCCGATCGCACCATCGACCTATCGAGTAGGCTTCTGCAATCGACGCGATCAGGTCGTCGAACGCCGCACCGAGTCGATCGAAGGCGGCCGACGTGCTTTGATCGTACAGCTCATCATACCGCCTTCTCTCCCCCTCAGAGAGGGCTGCACGGAACCCCTTGTCATCCCAAAGCCTCATCCTTCTCGCTCCTGCATCAGTCTTCGGATAACATCCGATATAGTCATTTTGTAGTCCCATCGCACCCGGAGGGCGTGCAGCCGGCGGACCACGTCCTCGTCGAGGCGCTGGTGGACCTTGCGCGAGACCTCATGCTCCGACATGGGCCTCACCTTTAAGGGCGGAAACTACTTTGCAGATATCCCTCGTCCCTCCCCGGACTTCGCGCACCTCGGCGGTAAGGGCGAGGTATCGCCGGTCCGAGATCGGAAGAGCACACGTCTGAACTCCAGTCACCTGAAGCTATCT